TAAGTTCTGTGTATGGCTAACAATGTCTTGTAAGATATCTTTCATTGAATTCTCCTTATCTTTATATTATATTTAGGTTTTGTATAAAACGCAAGAGTTTTTTTACTCAAAATCAAATAATTTGTTAAAATTGTTATCATTACGAGTCTGTCTTATGTCCCAATCCAAAACACCAATTAGGTTATTGAGTTTTTCATCGATCACTGTGTTCTCCATAGTTGCATCGTCGAATGGTAACTCTTTAAACCATTCCGGCAGTCTTAATTCATCTACCGGGTATGCAACACTAGTATACCCCATTGGATTATCTTTTACCTTACAAACAATAACCTTTGCACCGTCTGTAATGTTTACAGAATACTTGTCACCGTTCATGCGCTTTAGTGTATTCCAATTGATACTTGCTCTAACATGTCCAGGCATATTAACCTTGCCCTTCTTCTGTTCTTTTGCTCCGTATTCAGTAATTTTGTTTGCACGTTTAGGCGAACCTTTTTCCCAGCCAGGACGAGCCTTGAACTCTGTTCTAAATTCTGTTATGTAATCAAGAACACGTTCTTTTTCTTGTCCTTCTAGCACCATTTCCAAAACATTCTTTAGGAAGTCCTGAATAACAACAGGAGTATCACTACGCTTCAGATCCAAGCCCATTGCCTTGATCTTTCCGTTCTTCCCATCAGTATCAGTTCTAAATCCTTCAATGTCATAATAAAAAACTGCATATCGTTTCTTTGTGATGAACAATCCTTTACTGGCAACAATCTCTCTACCAGCAGCAATAACTTCTGCACGAGTCTTAGGACAATGAAACCCCTTTGCCATAAACTTGCCAAAGGACTCGTTAGCAGATTCACCGATTGTGTCATACAGTTCAATTACACTATCTCTAGTCCACGGAATAGCACCTGAATCAATATCTTTCTTTAATGTGCTATATGCACTAAAGTATGTGGAGTCTGTATCACCATACACAATTGCTTTGCCTGTATGGTCATATGTTCCTGTAATTATCTCATTGATCTTTGCAGCCATGTGTTGTGTAATGGATCTACCTGTAAGTGTAACACTTTGACCAATCCTATTGTCGAAAAACCTACAACCAGGATTAAGAATAGCACCATACAAACTGTTAAGCAAAATCTTTTTAACCAACTGACGTTTTGCCCAGTATTCTTCTTCAATGGAGTTTCCTGCATTTTGACTTTCTTTCTGCTTTGCCTGCATTTCTTTACGTTCTTTATACCAACGTGCAAGTAGTCCTGGAATAATACCTTCCTTCTCATATGTAAAGATTGTGCCATTAGCACTCAGCATCCAAGGTTGATTACTTTCATAAATTAGATCATAAACTTGTGCGGCACTTAGTTTATCATTATCGCCATTTTCCCAATCAATAGTAATCTCTCTGCTAATCTCCTTGTCCATCACAGAGCTATATTCAACACTGCCAAACATGCCTTCCCATGCACTTGCAAAGGATTTACCTTTGGCCATTTGTCCATCGATATGTGCCTTGGTTCCGTCCTGACGTAATTGTCCAACAACTGTTTCAGGACCCATATTCAATGCTCGAATAACACTTGGATACAGTGAATTCAAGTCAACACTGCCAATCCATTCATGTATGCCCTTCTTGGGATAAGCAACATACGCACCTGCCGCAGGCTCACTGCCTGGCTCACGCTTCACTCTGTTAGGAACAATCATTCCACGCCTGTGTGCTTCGTTGATAATTCCCTGTTCAGTAACAGCAACAGCACCCATTGTTGTTGAAATCAATACTGTGTTTTCATGTGCAATAGTATTTGCTAGATCAATAAATTTAAGTTTCTTATCTAGTTTATCAAGTAGTGCAGTATCCTGTCTGTTATATTCAATGAATGTTCTAAAGTCATTGTTGTATAGTGCATCAAGACTTCCTTCATAGACAGTTTTCCTTTCACCAACTTCCAGTTCGCCAATTGCATCCAGTCGATACGTATGGCGTTCCTCATAGTTGTATTTTCTATAAAGTTCTAAACTATCAACATGCACACGCCCGATTAGATCATATGTAGTTGATTCCTTACCAAACTTTTCATATGTTCTTTTCTTAGGATACTGATCCCACAAGCATAGTCTACGTGTATCTTCCTTGCTTAGAACCTTGATGATTCGATTGACTGTATAGGGCATATCATATCCCTCACTGTTCCAACCACTTAATACATCTGCATCCTGTATCAAGTCGAGAAATGCATCAAGCATATCTGCTTCGTTATCATATAGAATAGTGTTTGGTATGCCTTCAATGGCTTTCTTGGCTTCTTCCATGTTTAGCGTCTTAGGAGGGATGGCTAAACAGATAAGTTCGTCCATCCACTGCAAATGAACTGCTATGGAAGTGATAGGCATGAATGCATCTTCTGGTGAAGCATATCCACGCTCGGGATCGAAATCAACCTCGATATCCCAGAATGCAATGTTTAGTTTCGGAGCATCTACATTTAAGTAATTATCTTCCAAGCATCTATAAATTGGATTGATATCGCTTTCGAATAATTTTTGGTTGCTGTGTATTGCAAGTTCCTTACGCAGTTCTTTAATATTCTTGCAAGAAACTCTTTGTAAAGGATCACCGTATATGGAAGTATGCTTACCTCTAGGATCCTTATAATAAAATATATGTCTGGGTTGATGTTCTGTGAAATATCTTTTGCCGTTTTTTCTTTCAACGACTCTGATTGTATCTTCATTGCGATCATAGAACGCATCTACGTAACTCATCTTTTCTCCTTTATGTCACTTAGGGCTGACAAATACCTAAAAAGTCCTTTTATGGCGGACAACACCTTCTTCATTAATACTTAGCCTGTAACAATGCCCAACACCTGTTTAGTGATTCCGTAAGCATAGATTATTGTTAGAACACCATTTAAAACAATCAAACTTCTTTCGTTCCAAAGAAATCCTACTATCGTCCATAGCGTGGAAGCAATAGCGAATCCGTATACTCCATACATCTCGTTAGGGAATTGAGAAAGTAAAGTTGCTGCCGAAAGAAGAACTGCTGTCGCTGTCCATGCTAACGGTTGATATGGTTTACTCTGTGTAATTGCTTTCATCTTCTTCCTTATCTTCTGCTGATAAATTATTTGGTGCCATCATCGGCAATCCGCTTCTATCAAACCATCTTTTATCGTCAGTAACATAACAATGGGATTTAAAATTATTCCCATCCATGCCCTTCATAATCAATTGTTTCTTGTGCAATTTGCCTTTATATGTTGTATAATCGGCTTGGACTAATCTTAAAGGAATTGCACCACCACCATAAATTCTATCGACCGGATCACCGTTCGGTCCTATATTATTTGAAACTATTATTTTACCATCATCCATTGCGTTTATCGATTGCTTCTTTGATATGCTTTAGATGATCAGGAACTTTCCAACCAAATACTGATGCTAGATTAACTCCGCTACTTTCGTATTGTTCTTCCTTTGCACCTTTTTTCATACCAAACCCATAACCACCTTTGGTCTTTGTGTGTATCTTGGGGTCATAGTGTGATACATTTTTATAGTCCTGCATTGCTGTTTTCTTTCTCGGTTGTTTAGTTTTAGGTTTCTTTCTATGTGTCATACTCTAAATTCAAACCAAAGCCTATCTTCCACTGCTCGATATATTCTAAATTGGATAGGAGTTAGTCCGTTCTTATACTTTTTATTGTTTAGTTTCTTATACCAAGACTCAAGTTTAACTGGTCCTAATTTTTCCACAAACTTTTTAACCTTTTTATTCATACTGTATAATAACACGTTATTAGGTAGTTGTCAAGAGGGATTTTTAACTTCTTCTACTTTGCCTTTTTTGCTACAAATAGGGCAGGTAAATTCTCTATCTTCCATTTTGAGCTTTTCTTCCATAGTGGGCATGGTCCAATAAAAACTACATTCGTTACAAGTAATGTGCCAAATAGTTTCTTTCTGTGTTTTAAACATTACCACCAACCTGCGGCTACACCATAACCAAACACATTTACTATAGCAAAGTAAAAAGTTAACAGTGTTACCCATGCTGCACCTCTACGTAAAGATGCATAACATTGTGTAATACTACCCACAAAGAATCCTGGATATACTATAAGCATGTTAGGATCTCTTGCTGTTAGAGCAAGTGTCATGCTTGCACCAACTGTGAATACGAAACTAACAAGTTCGAGTGCAAATGCAACTCTATCACTCTTATAACTGTTAATCCAAAATAGTTTAGTTTGCTGGATTAGTTTATTCGTCATCTGCACGTGGGCCACTAACGTCATCTGGTAAGTTCTTGGTAATGCCCAAGATGCTTTCAATTTCAGTCCATTCTTCTTCGTGCTTGTTCCAATCGCCTTTGTGTGCGATCTTGATTGCTTTATTAATTACAGTAGGCTTAATTTGAAGTTCTTCTGCTACTGCTTTTACAGTATCTTTAAGTCCTTCATTTAAATCTTCTACTTCACGCAATACATTAGAACCTTCCTTAATTAGGCGTTCTAGTTTTGCTTTTTCTTCCGGTCCGTAACTTCTAGACATATCATTCTCCTTGATTTAGTGTTATATTATATATTATATAAAGTTGTCTGTCAACTATTACCTATAAATTTTCCAACCATTTTGTTCCACCAAATTTAAAACAAACGCACTTTCTTTGTTATAATCGTGCTGACCCTTGTTTCTAGTTTCATAAAATGTTCTAGTCTTTTTAAAGTCAAAACCAAAAATACTTACGTTTTTGTTGTTCATTTCGCTTAGATAATATAAAACCTGCAATCCTGTTGACGGTGGCGCACTCAATTTATTTGCCAACCATTCAGATTGAAATATTGGTAACTTAATTTTTCTTGTGTTAAATTTTGCTTTTCTAACTTTATATTCAAATTCTTTCTTGTTTGGGGTGAATATTAGTGTATGGAATTTTGGAGTTTCAGCGTTGTATTTTTCAAAAGTGTTTACTTCACTCGAAGCCAAAAAATCCCAACGGCTTCCTTGAGATTCTGTATCGACTATGTCAGCACGATTAAATCTTATAGTGGGAAGACTGTCAATAATTGTTCCGTTAGTTTTTGAAAATATGCTTTCAGCATTTCCAATAACATTCAATGGCTGGTTTAAACTTTCTAACATGTAGATATTTAAGTCGTAAAAAAAGCCGGCAGTTGAATACCGGCTTTTTAATTTATTTAATTAGCAGTCTGGTCCGCAGTTACAATCGTCACCGCAGTCGCCCTTACAAGCACATTCTGGTCCGCAGTTGCACTCCTTGCCTTCGTTTAGACCTTTTTCAACAACGTCATACATTTCAAAACGTCCACCGTTTCTTTCATATACTAGTGCTGCAAAAATTTCTTGTTTGTTTGATTCTTCAACTTTTGAAACTGCAACTCTGTTTGCCCAATTCCAAAGTGTATCGTCAAGTGGGTCGATCGCCTGTTGTCCGCCACTTTCTTTTACTGTCTTCATCATTTCTACGAATGACATTTTAGTTTCTACTGATTCCTTAACGGCTTTCTTTTTCTTCTTGCCGTAAGCACCTTCGTCCATATCTTTTTCTTTATCATCGGACGTCTTGCCTTTTTTCTTATCTAGCATTTTTTGGAATGCTGCTTTTTGTTTAGCAGACTGTGCTTCTACAATTTCGCCATCCATATCTACAAAAGAAACTGATTCATTTTTAGATTCGTTTTTCTTCTTGTATTCTTCCATACAAGATTCGCACATTTCTTTTAGTTCTTTCTGATCGCAGTCTGGGTGTGCTTCGCACATTTCTTTAACTGACATACCTTTGCTACACATCATTAAGATGCTTTTCTTGCTAGGTAATTTTTTAGGTTTCTTTTCTGCTTTAATAATTTGTTCTGCTTCTTTAACAGGCTCTTTCTTTTTCTTAGCATCTTTAGCAGCCTTCTTCATAGGCTCTTTCTTGTCGCCATCTTTGTCCATATCAAGAAAGTCTGGTTTTGCTGCTTCTTTTACTTTTGAATCTTTTTTCGCTTCAGTAACTACTTGTTTAGCACCTAGCGCAATACCTGTTGATTCCGCCAGTGATGAATAATGCTCTAGATCTTGACCTGGCGTAGTCGGATCTAAGTCACGCATTTTTGTTATAATTTTTCTAAAGTCCATAGTAGTTTCCTTTGTATAGTAAGTATTTATCTTCTTACTGGGTTCTCTCCAAATATACTGTTCTTCATATCTAGTGCATTTTTAGCAGTTCCGTTACCCGCTTTTGGTTGTTTAACCTTAGGTTGCGGTGGCGCTTTTGTGCCTGATTTTCCACCCCACGGATCGCCTGTATAGCTCTTCTTACCACGTGCTATTCCTGGGCTCAAATGCGGTGCTTCTACACTGGCAATGTTTCCAGCACTTGTGGCACCTGCTGTGGCAGATTCCATCTTTTCTTTATCATCGGACGTCTTGCCTTTTTTCTTATCTAGCATTTTTTGGAATGCTGCTTTTTGTTTAGCAGACTGTGCTTCTACAATTTCGCCATCCATATCTACAAAAGAAACTGATTCAT